TATGGCAACATCCTGATTATTCACAGACATATTTGTTATCCGCAGATACAGCCAGGGGAGATGGAACGGATTTTTCGGCCGCTCATATTATTAATGCTATTACACTCGAACAATGTGCAGAATATAAAGGTCAACTCGGAACTAAAGATTTTGGAAACTTTCTTGTGGCTTTAGCAACCGAATATAATACTGCTTTATTAATACCCGAACGAGAAAATGTTGGATGGGCAACTATCCAAGCAATTATAGATCGAGATTATCCAAACTTATTTTATATGACAAAGGATCTTAAGTATGTTGATCCGGAAACTCAATTAACAAATAATTACTATTCAGATGAGCGAAAAGCAGTGCCGGGATTTACAACAAACATGAAAACTCGTCCAATTGTTATCTCTCAATTGGAATTATACTTTCGAGAAAAAGCAATAAATATTGTTTCAAAAAGAACTTTGTCTGAATTAGAAACATTTATTTGGAAAAATGGTAAGGCGCAGGCAATGGATGGATATAATGACGATTTAGTGATGGCATTGGGCATTGGATTGTGGGTTAGAGATACTGCCCTTCGTTTACGACAAGAGGGGATAGATTTAACTCGTTCTGCTTTGGGTCATATGCATATGACTAAACCAGCAGATACTACTCCCGTTTATAGACAAAAACAAGTTCAACTTGGAAAGAAATCGTGGGAAATGAATACTGGTCGTCAAGGATTTGGAAATCAAGGCATTGAAGACATTAAATGGCTCTTAGGGTGAAATAACATATATTTATAAACGGGATATTATGTTCCTATACACATATACACACAAAAAAGAAAGATAAATATGCCAAATAATAATAATAGTTCATTACTTAAACCGTTTGACGACGAAATATTAGACGTTAAAAAACAATCTCTTTATGCAAGATTGAAGAGACTATTTTCTACTGATACTATTGTCCGCAATGTCGGCGGCAAACAGCTTAAGATAAAAGATACTGATAATATCATGTATGCTACGGATCGTAATTCTTTACGAGACCGTTTTAACCGTATTCGTTCCACCGCTTATAATGCTTATACTCGTGACTTTGCCCTATCCTACCAAGCAGCATTATGACTGCGTAGGTCCAGATACTATAATTCCTCTACCAGATGGAACATATCCAACTATAAAGGAATTAACAGAGAAATATAAAGACAAACCTCAAGAAAGATTTTTTGTATTTTCCTATGATCATGCGTCAAAATCAATAAAATTGGGCAAAGCATTTCATCCACGTAAGAAAAAAGGAACAAGAATGGGTTATAAGGTAACTTTTGATAACGGGCAATTTGTTATTGGAAGCCTAAAACATCCGTTTATGATGAGAAATGGTGAATATAAAAAAATAGTTGATTTGAAAGTTGGAGAATCAGTGATGCCATTCTATCAGAAAGACTTTTATGGTGAGGGATATAGACACGTTTATAACTTTAGCAAGGGATGGCAGTCGGAGCATAAGATTGTGGCTGAGCAATTCAATAGACCACTGAAAGAAAATGAAGTAGTTCATCATAAAAATTTCGATAAGACCAACAATTCTCCAGACAACCTCCAAATAATGACAGAATCGGAACATAAAGCGTATCATTGTAAAATTATTGCTGATAAATTGTGGTCGCCAGAAAACAAACCGAAAACACTTGAAAAAGTTAGAAATTCGGATGGATATAAGAATAGAGTATTCCATCATTGGAATGGTGAACGAAGTGGAGAAAATAATCCGTTTTTTGGAAAGATACATTCGGATGAATCAAACAAAACAAGATCAAAAACACTAAAAGAAGTATTTGTTAATAGGGATCAAACTGGAAATAATAATCCAAAATACAGAGGGGATTTGACTATAGAATTACTGAAAGTAAAGGCAAATGATTACTATAAAAGGAATGGCAAGTTGACTTTGTGGGGATTAATTAAAGATGTTGGATGTGATTATTCCACGTTTCAAAATAGATTGATTTCACAAAATCAAACGTGGGATTTATTCAAAGAAGAAGTAATTTCTACTCTAAATCATACAATAGTTTCTATTGAATCTGTGGGGCAAATAGATGTTTATGATGTTACTGTAGATGAATATCATAACTTTGCTACGGATAGTTGTATCGTAAAAAATACGATGGATATGGACCCGATCTTGGCATCAGCCCTTGATATTTATGCGGACGAATGTCTTACATACAACGAGCTTGGGAAAATGTTGACCGTTCATTCTGACAATAATAAAGAGATCTTGGAAAATTTATATAATGATATTTTAAATGTTCCGTTTAACATGTGGTCGTGGACTCGTAACATGTGTAAATATGGAGATTTTTATCTGAAATTGTATATTACTCCTGAATATGGGATTTACATGGTAGAACCAATCTCGGCATATAATGTTGAACGTATTGAAAATGCGGATCCTTATAATAAACGTTATGTTAAATTTCAAGTTCGGCCAACGGATACAGCACAAGCAGAAGTTCTTGAAAATTATGAAATGGCACATTTTAGATTAATGAGTGACAGCAATTTCTTGCCATATGGAAAATCAATGATTGAAGGTGCTAGAAGAGTATGGAAACAGTTGAGTTTAATGGAAGATGCAATGTTAATTCATCGTATTATGCGTGCTCCTGAGAAACGTATTTTTTATACTGATATTGGAAATATACCTCCAGCAGAAGTTGATAATTACATGGAAAAATTGATGAGTAAAATGAAGAAAGTCCCTTATATGGATGAACAATCTGGGGAATACAATCTTCGTTTTAATCTTCAGAATATGGTTGAAGACTATTATATTCCCGTTCGTGGTGGGGATAGTGGAACAAAAATTGACACTCTTGGTGGTATGGAGTGGACTGGAACCGAAGACATTGAATATCTTAGAAACAAGCTTATGTCGGCCTTGAAAATTCCAAAAGCATTTTTAGGATATGAAGAAAGTATTTCGGGAAAAGCAACTCTTGCCTCTGAAGATGTTAGATTTGCTCGTACAATCCAGAGGATTCAAAAAATCCTTGCAAATGAGTTGGAAAAGATTGGAATTGTCCATTTATATGCTCAAGGATATCGTGACGAAAGCTTGGTTGAATTTAAACTTGAGCTTACCAATCCAAGCACAATATTTGAGAAAGAGAAAATTGAAATTTGGTCTGACAAAGTATCTGTGGCAACTGATATGTCCGAAAACAAGTTCTTTTCTTATAATTGGATTTACAAAAACGTATTCAATATGAGTGAAGATGACATTAAGATCGTTAAAGATGAGGTTGTTGACGACACCAAGCAACGTTATCGTTTAACTTCAATTGAAGAAGATGGGGATGATCCAGCCAAACCATTCAAAAAAATTGGTGGGAAAGATAAAGATGAAGATGAAGACTCCGGAGGTCTTGATGACTTAGATATAGGTGGTGGTGGTGGTGGTGGTGGAGGAATTGGAGATTTGGGTGATTTAGATGATTTGGAGAATGGTGGGAAAGAGGATGGGGATGAAAAAGGAGACGAAGGAGATAAAGACAAAAATAACGACGAAGAGGAAGAAGATTTGGATGATCTGGTGAAAGAAAGAAAACTTGAACGTGACCAGAGTGGGGAACACGATGCAAGAGAACAACATCCGTTTGGAGAGGATCCGTTAGGAGATAAAGAAATACATTCTCATCCAAAAAAGAATAGTGAAGGTAAACGAAAAAGTGATATTATACACAATTATGAAGGAGGATCTCCACTTCATTTGAGAGAGCAGAAACTTAAACCTAAACCTAAAAAGGTGGATTCTGCTTTATTTAGTAGCTTAGCGGAATTCATGAATAAAACACAAAAAGAAACGACCAAAGAGTTGATTAAAGAAAATCATTCCACTGGTAGCAAATCTTTACTTGACGAAAAGAATATATTATCAGAATGATCAATAAAGAATAACAACTATTTTCATGTATTTATATCATATTTATAAATAAGATAAATCTATGGCAACCAATAATGCACAGAAGCGGATGCGTCATTCAAAATTTAGAAATACCGGAATTCTTTTTGAACTTCTTACGAAACAAGTGACAGCAGATATAATTGCTGGCAGAGAAACTTCAACTGCTAAGGATTTACTTTATAAATATTTTCAGGAAAATACGGAATTGGGGAGAGAATGGCAACTCTATAGCACTTTATTAAATGAAAAGATAAAAGATGACCCTCATGCCGAACGATTTTTCTCTGTTATTTTAGAAGCTCTTAATAACAAAAAGCTAACTCAACTAAAGTACAGCTTAATAAAAGAAGTTAAAGATGCTTATCCAATTGAAGAAATGCTAAAGGCACCGGTTCGGAATTATAGAGTACTAGCATCCATTTATAAAGTTTTTGAAAACATAGCAGATTCGGAATGTAAATTTGATGTCAAGGAGGTATATCAGGCCAAAAACTGTATAGTAGAACATATTATAGATAAATTAAAAGTTACCTCTTCTGAAGATGATTTAATAAATTATTATAAGAATCAGAACGAAGATATTCGTCTTCTTACCTATAAACTTTTATGTGAAAAGCTTAATGAGAAATATGAGAGTGTTCTCGATGATGAACAAAAATCGGTATTGCGAGAATATATTTGTAACGTTGCTAATACTAATAATTTTGATATATTTGTAAAAGAAAAAGTAGGAGAAATTAAAACATCTCTTACAGAAATAATAGGAAAAATTAAAGATTCTGATGTAATTAAGATTAAAATTCGGGAAATTATTAATCAACTAGACAAAATTAATCCTGGTAAAGTTATTAAGGAAAGTCATATTATGGTTCTTCTTTTGGGATACGAACTTGTCAAGGAAATAAAAAATACCGTTAATCATGAAAGTAAATCTTAAAGTACTTGAACAATTACATGATGTTTTCCTTGTTACCACAATGTCATCAACGTCTCGGTTGGGAATAGAAAGAGGTATTAAAACCGGGGCTTTTAGAAGAGCTCCTGCGAGTTATGAAGCTTTTATTATTGAGGCAGGATATAAATGGAGTGATGGAAAAACTTCATATGTAATGGAGGATCAATCTGTTTATTATATTCATTCGGCTAAAGCCTTTTCGTGGGTATGGGATAATACTTTTTTTAGAACATTTGGAGCCGTTTCTGATGTAGGTCGATTAAATAAATGGTTGAATGGAAATGAAAAATATCCAGAAGGAAAGGCAAACCATTTTATAGGACTCTATAAACAAATGACTGGCCAAGATGAAGGAGATGAAGGAAAAGGTGGAATTGCCGTTGCCTGGCCAGATGAAGACGGTGGTAAAAATACAGGAGAATATGATATTGATATTGATCGTTCCAAAGGAGGGGGTGATGTTAATTTTGATGGGACTGGAGTTCGTCAGGAAGACCCAAAACCAGTTGATCCAACTGATGCGTTGATTGCTAAGCTTGCAAAACAAGCGGGGTCAAAGAAAACTCTTCCGGCCGATGTTATTATTGATATTGGACTGAAAGCCAGAAAAGAAAAAGATGAAAAATTATTGAAATTTCTTAGAACTATTAAACCTATGAATGAAAGTTTTATAAAAAAGTCAACGCTCCAAGAAGTAATTCGTCAAATTGTAAAGGGAATTGTAAAGGAACGAAGTCAAAATGAAGATGTAAGTGGACAATCTGAAACCGGTGGGGTGTATCCAGTTGCAGGGAAACCAAATCTTTCAAAGAAAAAAATATTGGATATCTCAATTAATGATGAAGAACCATCAAACTTTACTCCAAAACAAAAACAAAGCTTAATTGCATATTATAAACAAAATCTTAACACCGATTTTGAAGATTTGGCCAAGCATCTTTCTAAAGTATTAGGTAAATCCATTACTTCTAAAGAGTTATACTCTATTTGTGTTGATGGATTGTTTGGTGGTAATGTTAAAGATACTGGGGGTGAAACGATTGATGAAATGACTACTACCAGTGGAGGAGGAGGATCGAGTGCTGGAACTCCTGGATATAATGTTCCTGGTGCCTTTTCAAGAAAGGGTGGAAGTAAAGCAGGAGTGGAAGGATCAAGAAAACTTGGATATGAATTAACTCCAGTAGGTAAGAAAGATATGGAGATGCCAGCAGATAAGCTTTATGAAGGAAAAGCAGAAAAATGTCCAAAATGTAATGGAACCGGAGAAGATCCAAAACAAATTGGAAAGGATCCATTCAAGTGTTGTCCTTTATGCAAAGGTGGAGGAAAATCTACACCTAAAAAATAAGATGTATGTCGATATTACTAAAAAGAATAATAGAGCAACAAGGGTCGGGACAATTTTATGACCTTAATAAAGACTTTTCGAATTTTAGAAAGTGGATGGATGGCACAGATGAGCAGATAAAACAAAAATTTGAACAGTCTATCGGTTCTAAATTAAATGGTAAAAGAATTGTTGCAAACGCATCCAGGGGATATAAACAATTTGTCAAGAAATATGAGTTTGACGTTTCTAAAATAAGTATTGATGATTATTATGATAACTATGTGGTTGTTGCGTATGATAATACTACTCCAAAGCCAAAAGAATATTTTTTAAAGCCGGGATTTAAAATTCAGGTTCTCGGGCCAGCAAGTGGTCAACCATCGCCACAAATGGGAGTGTCTCCCCCCAAAAAAGAACTTACTCCAGATCCAGATTCTTCAAATCCGCCACAGCCAAAAGAAAATCCAGATGCAGCACAGCATCAATCAATGGCTCAAGCACCGGCTGGACGAACTCCCTCTGAAACGTCATCTGTAAAAGAAGATAATAAAAGTGGAAGGGGTCATTTTGATGCTTATTCTATTGAACAAATTGGTCAAGATATAAAGCCTTGGCTGTCAAGATTACTTATAAAGCCGGAAACTCCTTTGCGAGACTTTGTCAAAGGTCTTGGGTGGATGAAAAATTTTGGACGGGGAAAATCTATAGCTTTATATGACATAGTAATACCAGTTAATTCTTTAAATAGAAAACTGACTCCGGATGATTTTAGAAAAGTCGTTGATAGTACGAGTAAAAGAGGGGGAACTATCGAAATCATTTATAATATAGATCAAATTAAACCAAACAATACTAATGATGAATGGAACATTCGAATTAGAAAATCCATGAAAGACACAACAGCCATATGAACAATAACAAAAAACTATTATTAGTAGAGTGTATTACTTTTGAAGCAGATCCAATTCTACTTCGTGAATCCTCTGAACGCCCAAATCAACCATTCCGAGTAGCTGGCGTTTTACAGCGCAAAGGAAAAAAGAATCAAAATGGTAGGATTTATCCTGATGATATATTGGTTAGAGAAGTTGAAAAGTATGCTCAAGTATTTGTCAAGGATCGCCGAGCTATGGGAGAGTTAGACCATCCAGAATCAAGTGTAGTTAATCTTAAGAATGTTTCTCATAACGTTATTGAAATGCATTGGAGTGGTGATGACCTTCTTGGTACAGTAGAAGTTCTTACAACTCCTAATGGAAACATTCTTAGAGAATTGTTTCGTAATGGTATTAAACTTGGTATTTCCAGCCGTGGCCTTGGAACTTTAAAGAAAATTTCTGAAAGTTCCTCGGTCGTCGGTGACGATTTTGAACTTATTGCTTTTGATTTTGTATCCAATCCATCTACTCAAGGAGCATTTATGGGTCTTACACAAAATGCACAGGAACAAATTTCGCTTTCTGAAGGGATTGTTAAAAATCCTGTAACTAATCGTTGGGAAAGAACAGATGATATTATTCATAATATTTTAAGTGAACTAGGATAACTTACATGACTCCCGACGAGGCACTTAAAATCTGGGGAGATAGAATAAAAGAATACGAAGATATTCTTAAAAATGAATTCGGACTAACTGTAAGAATAAATAGAAAAAGAGATACAACATCATATATTAGAGATTCTAAAGGAAACCCCGTATATGATATAGATGAGCTTTTAGAAGTATATGATAAAAATGGAAATCGTATAAATAATAGACTTGGGCAATTTTTAAAACCGGTGTCAGAAGAAGCACAGAATATTATTTATACAATTTGGGAATTAAGAAATCAGTTGCACACTTTTATGATGAAAAATGGTATTAATTTGTTTGAAAATAAAAGCTCTATGTTATCGAAGCACGCATTCAAAGGTTTAATAAAACAATGTCTTGCGGAAGTTATTGTTGAGTCTGATATCGACCCAAAGAGAAATTGGGCAACTCCTGTCTCAGCATATGAAGACGGAAATATTAATGGTAAAACTGACAAATCCAATAGTATTGAACCAGTTGGGTTACATGCTGGACCTTCTCCAAATCAAAAAGCATATTCACAAGGATATTATGATGGTTATTATGGTACAAAGGGAAATGAATATTCTAAAATGAAGTTCAGAGAAATTCAAAGAGTAAAAGAATCTGATCCTCCACATGAAAAATGGACTGATACTTTTGGAAATAAAATGCCAGGAGAATTTACTGTTGAATCTAATAATGAAAACGAAGATTCACATGGTTTGGCAATGGATCGGGTTAAAAACTATGTTAAATTGTGTAATAGAATAAAAGAATTGGAAGTATCTCAGGAAAATCCAGATGAATTAAAACGTCTTTCTTATGAAAAAGCAAAAGAAGGTCCGGCTATTCTAACTATCATACAAAAAATTAAAGGAGGGGCGTATGGGGCACAACCGTATTCAATAGGTGAATCAAAAACGGGGTTTTCTAAAAGTAATTTACTAGAAAATAAAGAAGGAACTTGGGAAGAATTGGTTGAACAGATTAATCGCAAATACGAAACAGAAATTAACAATTCAGCTAATAAAGAAGTATAAAAAGTAGAAAATGAGACAAATGGAAGAATCTAACCCCAATAAAAAAAAAGTAAAAAAAGATAGTTTTAAAAAAAATCTCATAAATTACCATCGCAGAGGACCAAAACCCGAATCACAATTAATACGTCTTAAACGTATATTAAAAAGTATTGGACGTGGTGAAAATCCAAAAAATTATGTTTCGCTGAATCCTCGTAGCATACCACAGAAAGAAGCCGAATTGGCCCGTCTTAAACGTATATTAATAAATATCGGAAAAGGCATCAATGTTCCACAAAGCGCAGAATCTCAAAAGTTTATATGTCCCGAATGTAAAAATCCATCGGCAATTAAAAATGAGGACGGAAATTATGAATGCAAATCTTGTGGATGGAAACGGCCTGTTAGAATAAGAGAATCCGATCACCCCAGAATCGAATGCCCGGAATGTGGAAGAGAGGCAGTTGTAAAATATAGAGATAGCAGTTCTATGTGTAAAGCATGTGGATGGAAAAAAGCACCTGACCGACCTAGAATTGTTTGTCCGGAATGTGGAAAACAACATGTTATAAAATACGGAGACGGAAGTTATATGTGTAAATCTTGTGGATGGAAAAACTCCTCTATAAGAGAATCCGACCCACATGGAAGATATGCTCAAGATGCCGGAGCTGGACAATTTGACCCAAGAACGTTTGGCGTAAATAAATCATGAATATAAAATAAGAACGTCGACTGCTAACTAAATTTATAATAACTTGACTTCTTACATAGTTTAGTATTGAATACCTGTCAAATGAATAAACGAAGATTTTTACAGATATTTGGCGGTGTAGTTTCTACGATAGTAGCACTTCCACTTAGTACAATTTCATATGATCCGGTTAAACAAAAAATAATCAAACCAAAGATTTATTATGATGGATTGGAAGGATTTAGAGGATCTTCGTTTTTAGAATGTGGTTATATTTATGCTCCATATATGGTTCTTTACAAAACTCCAGATATCGTTTATACTTCATCTGGACAGGCTTGACATTCCTCAAAAATCTGCTATATTTCGGCCATGAAGACAAAGTTTTTAGAGATTGACAGACCTACCATTAATGGACGGGTGTATCCAAAAGAAGTTGTTGAGAAAGCATTAAAGCTATTTCTTGAACGTACTGGACGAGAAATTATTCCTATTGTCAGTGAGCCCAAAATGATTCCTAAACTTGATGATATTGTTGGATTTGCCAGGGATGTTAAAATTGAAGAGGGGTATCTTTGTGGAGAAGTTGAATTTATAGATGGAAAAATACAAAGTATTGTTTCTGAAGGAGAAGGGATTTGCATTCGTCCTAACGGTGTTGGATCAATAAGAAATGGGGTTGTTCAAGATGATTATAGGTTAAATGGATTTTCAATAGTTCGTAAAAAAGAAATTGTATGAAAAGAGTAGAACGCCTCCGAAAAGAGGCAGAGTCAACAATGGAAAAGATTCGTTTTCTTGCCCGACATATTAGAAATGTCGAGGACAATTGCCTTTTGTTAGGAGAAAAACTTATTGGATCGGGACAAATTGATTTGGGTAAACAATTGATATCTAATGGAATGGTTCATGATTCAAGTAAGTTTTATGGCATAGAATTTGAGAACTTATCTACCAGCGAAATATGTACAGAAGAGAAAGCAAAGATCAAACTAAAGCTTGCTATTCATCATCATAATACGACCAACGAACACCATCCGGAGTTTTGGTCCCAAGGAATTGCATCAATGCCGGATGTATTTTTATGTGAAATGATATGTGATTGGAAAAGTAGGTCACAAGAATTTGGCACGGATTTGAGGGTTTGGATAGATGAATCTGCCACAAAAAAATGGAATTTTACAAAAGATGGAGAAATTTACAAAAAAATAATGGGATATGTAGATCTTCTCTGTGATAAACCATTTGGGAAAATATGAATAACGAAATATTGAAAGAAATTCCTAATAACACCACAATTCCTGAAATCAAATATTCCAAAGTAGTATGTTCTATATGTGGAAAGTTTCTTTATTATGGGGGTACAAAAGACGTAGTAAAATATAAAAATCCAAAATTTAGCTGTAAGTGCTTCCCACAAAAAGCAGTAAATGGTGTATGTGCCAACTGTCATAAACCAATAAAATATGATGCCATATATGAAAAATCACAATGGTTAAGATGTTGTTGCGGTCATGCAGAATTTATTCCAAAAGAAAAAATAGATGAAGTTACAGTGTTATGAAAACTATAGAAATTGAAGAAAAGAAAAAGATAATTCCGTTTACTGATAAAGAAAAAGTAAGCGGGTTGATAGAAATAAGTAAAAGAATACAATCAAAAAATATTAAATTATTCAATCCTCCAAAAACAGAAGATTTTGTTTATCATGAAGGATATCTTGGATATTTAAGCAAAGCATGGGGAAATCATTATTCTGTCGTTCTTAGACCAGACGATGTATGGTTTATGATTTTAAATGAACTTTCCACGGCTATAGCCAAAAATTCTTCGTGGTATGCCACATTATTTACTAAAACTCCAGAGACAAAACAATTGGTTTTAACACTTGCTGATGATGTTGAATCAATAAATCCAGCTTCCGTGGTAGATGCTCTAAAAGATAGAGTTCCATCAAAAGTAGATGATTTTATTCCTAAATTCAGCACTTCTACGCCGAATTCTATCATGGCAATGAATGTGGCATTTTGTGATTTGGTTTCTCCATTTTATTCTTATGGGACATATCTTTGCGGCATTCCATCTATTAGAGTAGAAGGAAATAGAGAAGATTGGGAACTAGCTCAACTTAAACTTCAACTATTATCGGAGTTATTTAATAAGGACGATTTACAGACATATCTTCAAAGATGTCTTTATATTGTGAATAATATCAGTGATGCTCTGGATGGTAAAAAATCAGTAGATTTTTTTAAGAGAATGGTAAGAGTAACTAAGTGCGGAAGTGGACATCAATTTGAAATGGATGGATGGATACTTCAACTTCTCAATAAAATAGATTTTATTCGTCCAATTCAGTTGGAAGGATTGCCTCCTTTAATGTCTAACATAAAGTATTTTAATGTGGAAACAAAAAGGATGTTTATTCTTTATTGTGGATTGTTCTATAGTAATATTGTAGATGGGTTTATGATTCCGGAGTATGAATCCGCAAGAGTAGAAGTAATCGGAGGAATACCTATCGATGAAATTCCTCAAGAAAAGAAGTCGTTTGAAGAAATAACAATAACGTCCACGGCAATTGTTCCTACAAGAAAAGTAAAAGGAAAGTGGAAATATGAAGTTGATGACGACATTGAAAGTTTTCATTCTTTATAATTCATTTGACTTTCCTCAAAAGTCTGTTATATTTGAGTATGAATCTTGATTGGCTAGACAAACATACAATTTACGTAACACTACATGGATCTCAAGCTTATGGTCTTGCCAATGAGCTTAGTGATGTTGATGTAAAGGGTATCTGCATTCCTCCACGAGAGGTAGAATATCATCTATATCATCGTTTTGAACAGGCAGAGAACAATCCTCAAATTGAGGAACGTCTCAAGCATCTTAAAAATCCAAAGAATCCCAAGTTTGAGAGTACAATTTATTCTCTTCGTAAATTCTTTATTCTAGCTGCCGAAGTTAATCCCAATATCATTGAGATTCTTTGGACAGATCCAAAGGATCACTTTGTATTCTATTCTCCAACAATGAAAGAAATTATTGCCAATAGACATCTATTTCTGTCTAACAAAGCAAAATTTACTTTTTCTGGATATGCTATGGCTCAAGCAAAAAAGATTGAGCGGCATCGTAAGTGGATTGTTCTTGGAGAAGTTCTTCCTCCTAAAAGAGAGGATTTTGGACTTACATCTGTACAACCAAAAGGTGTAGAAGAAATCTTTGGATATATGAAATCTAAGGTTGAACAGTGGAATCTCAATCAATATTCAATGGATGAAATGCAAAGAGCAGATCTAAAAGATACAATTTGGGAACTTCTGACAAATGTGTCTGCTTCTGGGCGAGAAATTTCTATTGCTAACTGGCCCGATGAATATCACACTGGAGTACTCAATAAGATGAAGCAAGAATTCAATCTTAAGGATGAAGTTGTAGATCTTATCAATGCTGAACGTGCATATGCAAAAGCAAAGCAGACATATGATAGTTGGATTTCTTGGAAGAAAGAAAGAAATCCTGCTCGTAGAGAACTAGAAGTAAAATCGGGGTATGATACAAAACACGCCAGTCATCTCGTTCGTCTCATGAGAATGGGATATGAAATCCTTTCAGAAGGAAAGGTTCTTGTTAATCGCAAAGGAATTGATGCTGATGAACTTCTTTCCATCAAAAACGGTGGATGGACATTTGATCAAGTAATGTCATTTAAAGATGAAATGGAAAATAAGCTTAACGATGAATATGCTCGGCAAAAGAAACTTATTGCCGAAGGAAAACCTACTCCATTAGCTCGTGATGTGGATAAGGAAAAGCTAAATAATCTTTATCATGAACTTTATGAAGAATATTGGATGCATCAATCAGCGGAAGAATGGCATCGTGTAATACAATTAGAAGAATTGGATAGCCCTTCTTTACATAGTACTTGTATGGAAGCTGCATTTGGTGTTCATGGGCAAGGTTAATTATGAAAATTCATTTTACTACATTTAAGGGAGGACAAGAACAGTTTATCTTTGATAGTAAAATATTGAAAAAAGGAGAGAAATTGGAAAGGTTTCTTTTGAATACAGATGATGAAGGAAAGATTTATATTATTCCTATGATTGTACAAAACAAGTATTGTCATTATGGAGGACAAATCTTGGAAAAGGTATGAAAAAATGTAATTGTTCTTGTAATAAGAAATACGGTCCTCAAGAAAATGACCGTCAAATTGAACTTGATAAAAAATTACGTAAAGAAAGAGAAAAGGCGTTCGGATTCAAACTTACCGACTCTGAGTGGTTTTTCTATAAAATTAAATTCCTTAAGGATGTATATGAATTGTCAGGTAAAATGAAGAAAAAATATGAAAGACGAATATCCAGATAATTTAATAGGGAAAGATTTGCCGTTAGATGCATTAGATCTTAAAATAAGGACTCTTCCAAAATCTAAAGGATGGCTACCATTTGAAACATATGATTTAGTTCAATGTGGATATCCTTTGCCTGATCATGGAGAAATGATATTAAGACCCGATGGTGGAGTGAATGAAAACGGAGAATTATTACCCGCAAGAGGAATGTGGTGTAAGGTAGAAGATATTATGAAATTATTAAGTAAAGAAGAAAACCACGAATGCCCAAGTTGGGGTAAAGATCCAGAATTAGGATGAAAGTTAAAAAATGAAAAGATGCAAAATACATCCTAAATATAAAGGTGGCGGTCAGAAACCAAGAACCGATTGTCTTACTTGCTATGAAATGTGGTTCTTATTCAAACCGAGAATATCAGAAGATAAGAGTGATGACAATGTTCCATCTTTGGTGTATATTCCAGATCCAGTAATGTTATTATGAAAAAGAAATTACAAACACAAAATAGTTATCCCAAGTGGATTCCTCCAGAAAAGAGGATGAAAACTTATAAGGATTTTGGAGTTGTTGACCCCAGCGATGATATATCAAAAGTAATATTTACCAGATTCAAGATTGTAGTTCCCACTGAAAAAGATCGTAAAGAACTTCAAGCGGCATTTGAATATTTTCATGATTTTCGTGATATAAATACAGATTTTGTCACAGTAAATCAACTTGTTCATGAATATAAACATCATGATAAAAGTGATAAATATTCAGATATCATAGTTGATTTTGGATTATATCATCGTCTGAAACAATGTACGTGTTCACATCCGGAAATCTATATAGAAGATGGAATAAAATATTGTAAAAAGTGTTGGAAGGCACTGGAAATAAAAATATGAATAAAAAAATATTGTTTTATAAACCAAATGAGATTCCTTATGGAGTTTTTAGTAATTTTTCCAGACATGCTATTACTTTAAAAAGTAAGACATGGCCCACAACCGAACATTATTTTCAGGCACAGAAATTTGCGGATACTCCATATGAAGAACGTGTTCGTCTGACGGAATCTCCCCGTTTTGCGGCAAACATGGGGAGAAATAGAAGTTTATCTCTTCGTTCTGATTGGGAACAAGTCAAAGATGATGTAATGCGTGATGCTATAAGAGCAAAGTTTACACAATACCCAGATCTTAAAAAAATTCTTCTTGATACTGGTGATGATGAAATTGTAGAACATACTACAAATGATAGTTACTGGGCAGATGGTGGAGATGGAAGTGGAAAAAATATGCTTGGTAAAATACTAATGGAAATTCGTGAGGAATTAAAAAACAAATAAAATTATGCTTATAAAACATGTACCAGGATTGTCATCTTCTGAAGTTACGGATACAGATAAACTTTCAGATATAGAAGCCATGATTATGGAAAAAAGCGAAGAACTTAGAAAATTATGTTTTGATTCTCATCGTCAATGTTTTATTTTAGTTGATCCTAAAGGATTGCAAAATGGACTGGCCGCTTCATTCTGGAATTTTAGAATTAAAGATGTAAATTTAGAAGACGATGAACAAAGGAACAAGGACTTTAATAATATGTTATCGTGTATAAACCAATCTGTTTTATTTCTTAGTGGCGGAAAATATAATATTACTGAAAGGAAATGAAAAAATATGATACATTTAGGAGATAATATAGAGGTTAAAGATGAAGATTAAATCTTACCACGGTTTCGTCTTTCCTTGATTATTTTGACCAAGGCTTCTGCTAACTTAATTTCTTCTGCCGATAAAGTTTCTAAATCCACAGACTTATTGTTTTTAGCGGGTGGAGCTGGTTTACCCAGTTGTTTATATACCTCTATTCGGTGTCTCTCACAAATTCCATGAGATAATCCAACATTTGAAGTTTTGAATTGTTTTTCGCAATACGAACAAGCATGTTTAATTAAAACTTTGAAAATTTCTTTTCGGTCTTTCGGAAGGTTATGATACAGGGAGATTGCATTCACTTATTCTTCTTTGTCTTCTTCTATTTCTTTTTCTTCTATTGGTCTACGACCAGCATTATTATTAATACCTCCCTGACTCTGATCCATTCCTTGGGCTCTTTTCAGATCATAATAACGTCCTAAAATATGTCCTATATCTTGATAAGAAACACCAAGCTGTTGCATACGGGCATATCCTTCTTTAGCAATTTTATTAAATTCCATAACTCTCTTTTTGAGTTCCTTCATATCCTTCTTTACAATGTCTTGTTGGAACCAATCCCCACATTCATTAACAGCATAAGATTCGGCAAGTTCGCAAAGCTCGGTTAACCCCTTGGCAGAGTTCATTAATGCTTCTTCGTTCTTAAGACATTCTCCAAAATTCTCAAACATAGATGCCATTTCCATCAATTTCTTTTTTTGTTCGGGAGCTAACTTAGGGGTATCTTCATTAAAACCTTTTGGGGGAATCTTGTCAATATTTTCAACGATGCGTTTTAGAGTGAATTTCGTGATTTTTGGAGTTGTCATACAATTATAAATATACGCTGATTGTGGTAATAGTCAGATTTTTCATCCTTGTGTATATAAATAAATTGGTTGTCTTCATAGCATATACAAAGTTCTTACTTGTTTTTATCTAACTCTGGTTGCTCGTAATGATCAAAATAATCAATTACATCATTAAAAGATTTAAAGCGTTTTGTCTCTCTTTTTTCTTCTTCTATGTAAAAATGTTCTTGTTTTTTTCCGCTTTCTTTATCTGGTTCTTCATCTTTTTTCTTATAGATACTAATTTTTGGTTCTTTGGGAGTATTTAAATGATAATCATCGCTAAACTCAAATCCCATATTGATCAAATGATCTACATCTGGCCATCTCCAATCATCCACTGAAATCAATCCTTCTTTTTTTTCATTAGAAATACTGTGTAATAATTCTTTCAATATAATCATAAATCAAGTTTTCCACTATTTAATAGATCTGCAAGAATATTTGACCCGTCATTATCATTGATAAAGGTAATAGTTTTAGTAATACGTATTGGATCATCAACCGTAACCTCTTCTTCATCCTCTGGTGCTATTTGTGATGTACCAGCTTGATTGGAGGGAATCGATGGATTTGCTGACGGAGATGTTGGTACTAACTCCTTTAAAGGTAATTTCTTTTCTTTACCTCTTATTTTTTCCGGATTTTCTCCCTTTCCCATATCTTGTGATGGCTCTCCCAATTCTTTTTCTTTTTCTATATCTTTATGTTCTGGAGGTTTTATTTCCGTTTCGTCATCTTCTGGATTTCCTTCTTCTTCCGCCGTTTCATATTTTGAAAAGGCAGTCCAACAAAATTGATTTCCTTCTTTTAGCTTTTTAATAGTGGTAGTATTATTTTGACCAAAGGCGTCTGTAGTCTCATATTTAATAAAAAATTTATCTTGTTGTGTAGGATTTGCCTTTTTAAATCCTAGTACAGCTTGTTGTTCCTTCGGAGTCATTTCAATACCTCTACGTTGATTTACATAGCTGTCATAATCTGCATGAGTATCAAATGTTTTGGCAATAACATTGCGTTCGGGTTTTATTGCGGCGGTAAACTCATCTTCCGATACCAAATTATCCGCATATGTAATATCTGTCTCTCCCCCAACATTTCCTGTATATTCTTCTTTAACATTTTTTAGAATACCAAGAATTAATTTCTTTTGTTCCATGGTCATGGATTCTTTTAACTTTTTTAAAAGATTAAGT